TTTGGATGCGTGAATCGCGCTTTGATCCCGCCGCGGGATGACTGCCCGAAGTCCACAACCTGCTGCAATGTCTGCATGTCGGCTGTCCACGGTCGCGCATCACCTTCATTCAGGCTCCCGGCCTGCATGATGGATGCTCCGTAGATGACGTTGCCCTGACGGTCAACACGCTGCGGTGCCGTGCGTGATGCGTCCGTCCGGAACATGCCTGCAGCTGGTGCGGTGTCAATTTGTGGCATTGGCTTCGTCCCTCGCTCGCATTTGTTTCTGCACCTTGCCGGCCCATGCCTGCCCAGGATCTCCACCCCACAGTGCCCACGCAATCCGACCGTTTGACGGATAGCCCGGTTCACCTGGGCTGAACCCCTCGCCCTGTTTGTCAACCTCGTGACGTGCAAAGAACGAAACCATGCGGTTGATCGTGCTCGGGCTGACCGCCTTGCCGTTGCTCAAGTCGCGTGCTCTGGCAACGCCAACGGCAGTTCCACCGCGCTTGTACTCGCGTCGCCATTCGAGACCTTGCCGTGCCTCATCTCTGACGCCTTGGGGCGGTCTGAAGTCGATGCCCGCATATTTCTTCGGGACTGCCAGCAATGCGACCCCACCCTCTGCGTAACTCATGGCTGGCGCGTTGCCGTCGGCATTGTCGGTGTTGTCTTGGGTGTCTGGTGCATTGTCCAGTCCCAACGATGCCCGATAGGCTGCCACGCGGGCTTCCATATCGGCCTTCACCAACTGCTCACGCTCAATCTGCTGCAGAGTCTCGTCGAAGTCCCGACCACGTGCCGCAAGTGATTCCGTCTGTGTTGTCAGCCCTGCAGAGATTGCGGCAACGTCAGCTTTGACTTCCTTCTCGGGGTCAACCCACGGCCAGCCTGGCGGAATCCATTGGTGCTGCAGAAAATGGTCGCGGTTTTCCTCGTAGGTGATCGCGTCAACCGGCAACAGGCCCTGCATGACAGCCCGGTCAATGAATCGCGCCCAGACCTTCCGCAACACCTGTTCAATCAGACAATACTGCCAATTTTTGAACGTGATCCGGCCATCAATCAATGCCAACCGTCCGCCGCTGAAATTGTTGGTGAATTGCTTCGCCAGCAGCTCATACGGATATCGCAACGCCGCGGCCACACCGTGCAATGCCCATTCGACATACGGCCCCAGCGTCGTGCCTGGTCGTGCGGGGTCGCTGAACTGAACGCCTTCACCGTCGGCCAGATATTGGATGGTGCCGGGTGCCAAATCCTCAAGACTGCTGCGCCCGGCCAATCGGCCAGACTGTGCCATCGTTGTAGGATCTGTGACACCCGTGATGAATGCCCCGTAACATGCCGCTACCTGCTCAGCCACAAGGTGCGCGTGAACGAAGTCCTTCAGGTCCTTCAGCTTGCCCATTGCAGGGGACAGCCACGGGACGCCTCGCAATTGCCCAGGCGTCAGTTCCTCGTAGCAGTGCAGCAGGTCGACCAAACTCACCTCGTCCTCTTTCACGTCAACCTGCCAGGAATCGTATGGCAGGCTGCGTCGGACAAACGCCGCAATCGGCTTGTTGTTGTTGTCCAGTCTCAAACCCAGTCGCCGGCGTTCGTTTGCCTGCAGTCGGCTGTACGTGATCACGGGAATGCGTGACGGGCTGATAACCTGCACAGTCAACGTCACCGGCTTTTCCGGATTCGCATCGTCGGCCATGTGCAGCCACGACTCGCCGTAAATTGCGTTGCATCGCTCCAGCATCCGCTGCTTTGCGAAGAACTGCTCGGCTTCTGCCCACTTGGCAAAATACCATTCCGACATCACGCGGAATTCCTCCGCCTGTCGCGGTGTCAGAATTCCACGCTCAGCCTGCACTCGGCACTGCGGGCGGATGCCGGTCCCGATCACGTTGTCCACACGTCCATTGATTGCAGACGCCGCAAACACGTCGTTTCGGTACAGATCGTTTGCACGGTCAATCAACTTTTCCAGCTCGTCCTGCAGTTGGTCGTTGCTGGTGTTCTTCGGGACAATCCAGTTTTCACCGCGCAACCGATCGTTGCCAGCCGCTTCGTAGGCTGCGAAATTGTCAGCAGCCCGTGCCGCCATCATCATCCGCAATTCATGGTCAACACGTGCCTTCACGCGGCCTGCAGCCCAGCGCGGGGAAACTCGCTGAATCACGGAATCCAGCCGCGTGTACTGTGCAGCGGATTTCACGCGGTCTGCATAACTTGGTGTCTGGCTCATTGGCTGAACCTCACCAGATTACGGGCACCATGAATGCCGCCGCTCGCCTGGCGTCGCAGATCGGCTATGCGTGCGTCAAGTTCCGCCAACCACTCGCTCGTCGGCTCCTTCTGGACCATTTGCCCGTCCAGCGTGTACGCAACCACTGGCGCACCACCCAACAAAGCCGATTCGACCTTGTCGCGGATGCCTTCGTAGAGTGCCAATCGTTCGGTTGCGGATCGTGCCATGCTCGCACAATCGCAGACGCCCGCGCCGCTGTCGCCTGTGGTCTACCAAAACACTGGTATCAACTGCCTGAAATCACCGTTTTGAAGCGATTGCCACACGAACAGGCGCGGTGTTGAATTCGCACGCCGTCCGTCTCGTGGCTGCAATAGGCCGTTGCAAATTTGCCGCATGACGGACACATGCCGAACCCCGGAACAGCGTGCCGCGGTGTGTATTCTCGCCGTTCTGTGTACGCGGGGCTTTTTGGCGGTTTCATCGCAGATTCCTCACGAATTTCTGTGCTTTTTTACCCGAAATCACGCCTTTTGCAGCCTGAATTTCGGCCTGCCGCTGCCTCTGAGATTCTACTGTATCGCTGTCGTAACGCAAAATCGACAGCCCGACAAACGACAAATACGCCGCGTCCAGCAAGTGGTTGCGCGTGAATGTCTGTTGCCACTTCGTCACAGATCCTTTGCCGACCTCAAACGCTGTGACCTCGCGTTCTGCGGTCAACTGTTTGGCCAGTTCAATCCGGTGCTCTGGCTGATCAGTCGCCGGCAGCAGTAATGCCTGCGGAGATTCGACAGGAACGCTCAACGCCTGATGGACTCGCCGTTTCCACAGGTCCGCGTTGTTCTGGTACTCGCGATAGCGTCCGGCAGATCCGGTGAACAGCACGTCATGCCAGCCCTCGCCGAGTTTCACGGTGATCTTTGAACGGTCCCGCGGTGCGTTGTACACCTGCCCGAGGTGCTGCTTGAATCCGAAACCCTTGCTGGTGTTCCACAGCGAATGCCGCGCGGCTTCCTCGCGGATAATGTCGGTCTCCCATCCGGCGTCGATCAGAACAATGTCCGCCGACCGATTGCCGCTGTCCGATTGCCAGCCAACGTCGAACTTTTCCTGGAGCAGCCGGATAGCCTGCCGCAGTGCTGTTTTCAAATCCGCCAGATCTCGCTGCACTGGCTCGAAACCGTAATCAATACAGATCGGCTGTCCGTCCTGCTGCTCCGCCGTGACGAACCAATCCAGCTGTGCCGCTCGCACGTCCACGCCTGCAGCAATGCGAACAGTCTCCGGCGGGATCTGTCCACGCCGGTAATCGCTCTGGCGGTGCATAATGACGCGGAAGTCCAGCGGTTCAACGGCCTGCTCTTTCGGTTGTGCCGGCAGTGCCCACGTCCACTGCAGCAACTCCCGCTCGCTGTTGTCAGCGTCGATTTCTCGCTTTCCTCGCCATTCATCGGCCCCGACAATAGCCGCAGTCACAAACGTATTTGTGGCTGCAGAGTATCTGAACCCCATCGTTTTTGTTGCCGGTATGTCGCCGGTGACAATGCCCGCAGAATCAATGTGCTGCCCACGGTGCCGGAGTTTCGCACGCTGCAGCATCTCCCGCCGCTTCGCATCATCGAACAGCCAACCGCACGACGGGCAGGCCCATCGACTGTTGGCTTCCGCCTCTGCCTCTGATTGTGCCTCTTGCCATCCGTGAAGGTGCTCACGACTTGGGCAAATGTAATCGCCGCAGGAATCGCAGGGGAACACCACCTCGCCGGCTGTCCCGTTCTGGTACTCCTGCCAAATCCGGCCATCCTCGACGGTCACGGTTGATTCCAGATAAATCCGCGCCTGCCCGCTCGCTCGGTATGCTCGAACGCGGCCCTCCATTTGTTTCAACTTGGTGGCTTCGTCAGACTTGCCCCCGACTTCATCGAGGTGTGACACCTCAGTCACCACCAGCACAGGCCCGGTGAACCCGGCTCGCTTTTCGTCACCGCCGCCCGCCGTGATGAACTTCAGGTTGGCTCCGTTCGTGAACTGGATCAACTCCGGAGTGCTGCCACGACTGCCGGCTCCCCTCCGTGGCAGGAATCGTGCGTACTGGCTGGCCTCAATCGCCGGCTTGATGTCCAGCTGCCATTTATCGTTTGCCATCTCCATCGACGGCAGCCCGAACAAAACGGTCTGCTGTCTTTCGAATAAATGGTACAGAATCGGCACCACAACGAAGGCCAATGTTTTGCCGGACTGCTGCGGACCCGTACAGGCAAACCGGAAAAAATTGCCAGCGTCCACGGCGTCGAAGAATAGCCCGTGCGCCGGCTGTCTGTTGCACCTGAAACGCTGTCCCTGAAACGGCCCGTCAGGCAGGACGATTTCCGATTCAGCAAACTGGCGAAGGCTCCGGAATGGGCGGATGATCACGTGCCGGCGAAATATCTCAGCCAACGCCCGCCGGCTCGTTTTCGCGTATTCCGTCCACGGTATCGAATTCGGCGGTGTCTGCATGTGCATATGCGTTGTCCAATCCCCGCAGGACTTCGGCGTTCGCCTC